AGCTATTAACGGTGTCGCCCCACGTACCAGAGAGTTCTCCGGTAACCGGAAGGGCAAAACCCAGCAGCGTTGTATATTGAGTTGTCATCTAAAAACTCCTATGTTGGAATATCTGTCCATCCGGGGTCTTGTGTCGTTCCCACATCACCCCAATTCGGTGACTGTGTTGTACTCACATCGCCCCAACCCGGTGTCTGTGAATCATTAATCACTGTCCACCCCCGAATAAATACAGTTCCAATTTGCCCTGTGCCCTGCACCCCAACTGGGATTACAGTATCACTAACTTTAACTGAAACTGTGCCAATCTGTCCAGTGCCCTGAACGCCAGTTAAAGTTTGAATTACCTTTGCAACTGCCGTTCCAACACTACCCGTACCCACCACGCCTGTTGGCGATGCTCCGCCGTTATAAACAAGCGTTACGCTACCAACAGAACCTAAACCTTGAACACCCACCGGAATGATGGTTTCGCTCACATTAATCTGAACGCTACCAACACTACCTGTGCCTAACACCCCAGCAGGCGTGAACTGCACATACGAAACCGTAGTACCTACAGTGCCTGCACCCTGCACTCCAGTAACCGTAATTGACTTACCAATCCGCAGTATCGGCGTACCAATCTGACCCGTGCCCGCAACACCGATTGGAATGATGAAATCATCAACGTTGACTTCAAAGTTACCAATCTGCCCAACACCCTGCACACCTGCTGGCGTGTAAACGACTGAAGCCTTTACATCACCAATCGAGCCGTTAGCTACCACGCCCGTAAGCGTGAAGTTAACTTTCGGCAGGACTGTACCAACCTCACCTGTACCAGAAACGCCTGTAGGTACAAACGTAACCGATACTGAAATCCCAACCGTTCCAACAGCACCTGTACCCTGTACAGAGATACTGCCAGCGCCCCAAGGAGAAACACCCCACCCCTGACTGCCCCAGCCATCAAGGGGGACTACAACAGGGACTCCTCCCCAACCGTTATAGCCCCAAGGACGTTCGCCCCACCCGCTCACTTATACCTGCTTACGCAATACGAATGATCGCAGTAGCGGCAGCGGCTGTTGGGAACTGAATTGTGAAGTCACCAGAACTTACTTGCTGGTCACCACCAAAACTCAATACCGCGCAAGCTGCACCAGAAGCTGTTGAGTTATAAATCAATGCACCAGACGTTGTAAACGTGGCAGAAGACCATGTGGTATCCGCAAAGTCACAAATAGCAGTTGTGCCGTCAGATACAGGAGTCACTGAAGTTAATGTATTGCCGGTCTGCGTATAACCCGTTGCAGTGGGCAATTGATCTGCACCCATATCAGAGTAGTTAGTTGTAGCCGCGCCAAACGTGCCAGAGCCAGAAGCCGTGGATACAAACAAGGCAATCTTGAATGTGTTACCTGTGCTGGTTGTAAAGTTGTGTACAGCTTTAAGGATTTCTACCTTGAAGCTGGTGGGCATTGCCGTAGTGATAGTAATAGCCATGTTATATCTCCAAGAGAGTTACAAGTTCAGAATGCCCCGATTCGCGGAGTTTGTTAGCCAGAGTCGTATTATTAGACTCAATTGCGCGTTTCATGTAGAACACCAACACACCACGGATGTGTTCACGAAAGGCTTGAGCCTGATCGCGAATGGCCGGATGGGACTGATCTCCAACATAAATGATTTTATTCAGGGCCTGCTCTGCAAGCTCTTCGGGATTGAATCCACGATGGCTTACAGTGTGAACCATCACATCGCCAATAGTACCTGATGATGTTGCTGAAAACATTAGTTTGATGACCTTATTAAAGCTGCCGTCGCTGTATTAGCAGGCATCGTAATGGTGAAATTGGCAGAGGTTTTGTCAGACCCAAAGTCTAACACTGCAATAGATTTATTACCCTGCGTGACGTTGTAGATCAACGCACAACGAGCCGTTACTGATGCGTTAAACACAACATCAGAAAAGTCTACAAAAGCCGTATATCCAGAAGAGCTAATGGTTACGCCCGTAAGAGTTACACCGCCTGCAACATATCCACCACCGCTTACCTCACCTGTGGTCGTGTAAACAGTAGTGGCTTCGTTTAAATCAGCAGCAGCCGTGTACAAGGCGATCTTTAATGTATCTGTAGATAGATTGTGGACGGCTGTGTATAGCTCTGTTTTAAAGCTTGTCGTTTGGGTTTGGAGAATGCTACTCATGACACAGGAACCCTAACTTGACCATCACGATAAGCGTCAGCACGTTGTTTACCATCACCCAAGTTCTTGAGGAGCGCAATAGCTTGGACATAGCGGTCTTGCGCTAGTTTCATCATATCGGCCTCTTGACGCATATAAACAAACGCTTCGCAGATCGTGCCATACAACAAGACAGAATCAAAGTTATCACCTAGCCATGTAGTTGTAGCAGTGACAATAGATTCTGGATAGTAGTAATAATGCAGTTCAGCCTTGTATGCGGAACTTGGCGTAGGGCCAACAATAAATGTTAATTCATTTACATCTGAAGACTGAGGGCCAAAGATGGCGTAATGTTTAGGCTCAGATGTAAGGGCTGTTAAAGGATATGCTTCACGAATGAAGTTCACATCTTTATTAAGCAAATACAAATAATCGCCTTGAAAAGTCACTGTGGTGTTAACCGTGCCAGTATTTAGCTCAGTTAATGTGATGGTTGTTCCTGAGATGCTACGAACTAAAGCATTGGTTCCAATGTTAGTACCAGTAACTTGCTGACCCCTAGCAATACCCGTGGTGCTTGCTACAACAATTGTTTTCTGACCAGATACGCCAGTTGCAGTTGTGGTGTTGTAAGGGTACAACGCAATACTGTATGTAGACAAAAAATCTGTAGGACACGCGAGGTACTTATTGCCGGTAGTTAAAGTGCCTGTCACATTCTTTCGCAAGTTAGCAATCTGCACCGTGTTATAGATGCGTTGCTCCGCCTGACGGATAAATGTATCCATGTCAGTGGTTGGGAAAGTGTTTTCGCAGTAGTCGCTTACTGCGGTAACAAGCTGGCTATAGTTCATGCCATCGGGCCTCTACTCATAAAGCCTTTAGTGGCCGCGCCTGCACCACGCATTTTGATACCAGTTGTCTTAGCTGCTGGCTGAGAACGACGATAAACGTTACCAACAGCCATGTTGACTGTTCCGGCATCGCTGTGATCTGGGCCAGAGCCGGGATTGTCAGTAGCTTTAACAACTTTACCAGTCATAGTATGGGGTGTAGCATAGACCTTGGCATCGCCAACTTCTTTGCCCATTACTTTTTTGCTAAATGTAGCCATGATTAACCTCGTTTCTGATTGGCAATCTTTGCCAAGTTACGACCCATAGTCTTCATATCGGCATTGGTTTTACCCTTACCTTTACCTTTTCCGCCCATCATTTCTTTCTGGGAAGGGCCGCTGGTAGGAAAGACTTGAACATCAGTCTTACCTTTTTTAGCGACTCCGTCGGCTGATTTTGTATATGCCATGTTTAAACTCCTTAAGATATCGTTACTGTACCAACAAATGTCGTTGCCACCAAGTAGTTTGGTGTCAATCCTGCATCATTTAAACTAGATCCGCCAACAGGCTGCCAACCCCACTGAATGTCTCGTGAACCACCTGATAAATTACCAGCAGCGTTCACACCAGAAGTTACATACGTTGTGTCTTTGCGAGGATTACGCAAAGCCTGTGGATCATCTACAGGAAACGTACCTAACATTAACTGCGGCTGATCCGGATCCCAGCATTCAGGGCAAACTAACAACTGATACAAACGCTGCTTAATGATCTCAGTCTTAAGCTTTTTAAGTTTGTACTGCTGTCCACAACGATCACATTCAGCAATCGCTATCTTGCCGGATGCAAACCGATTACCCATTACGTACTGCTTCCAATGTAGTTAGGACGAGGAACAAACCTGACCGCAGCTTTCTCACGGTCTTCACCGGCTGCAATTTCAAAGGTTTCATCGTAAATTTGTTTAAGCATCTGAATGCGGGGCATCAGGTCTGGTGTCTTAATGGCGATGTGATAAGCCAGACCTGCCACCAAGCATGGCAGGAACCGGAAGTTCATATCAGATGTCTCCACACCAGCACCTGCATCCTGCACTCGCCTTAAGCGCCAGTACACGAATTGGTAAGGGGTGCTGTTATCAGGTGTAGGCCACACAGTAACCGCTGGAAGCTGCGGGACGAAGACTGCCGTGCCATCTGCTTGAGCAGCGGCTGTAGTGTTATTCTGACCACGGTACACACCACCAAGGGTATTCCCTGATATGTAGGTGTAGTAGATGTCTTCTGTGTTTAAACGAATAAATCCTGCTCCGGCTAACCCAACCACCGAGTTAAGCGTGATCGTTGTTGCCGTGGAGGTGATGGCTCCGTCCAAGACCGAAGTCGTTGGATTAGTTTGTCCAGAAAGACGCTGAATCCAAACTTGGATTGGTCTTGCTTGACTGAGTTTGTTTGGAATGGTTGCATACGTAGAAACACTAATACGTGTGATGGTTAGATCAGCTTGAGTCGAGGAGGTGTTCTGCCCTGTGCGGATGACATGCTCAAGCAAGTCAATAGTATCTGTAGGCAGAGCATACGTAGCCAGACCCGGAGTCAGGTTAATAATACCCTGCTCCATAGTCCACATGTTGATGCCTTTGTTCTGCCACTCAATGGTCATTAAGTTCATTGATCTACGTGCTGTACGTAAGTCATAACCTGAACGCATTTCCCGCCCAGCCCTCTCCCACGCTTCCTCGGCAATCTCCGTGAAGTCCATATTGAAGAGCGTTGAGCCGGTAGTGGTCATCTAAATCCTGCCGTTTTCTTTGCTAT